ATCCTGTAGTTGATTTGTTACTAATTGCATACTTATCACCTGAAGCCATATCTTGAATAGATAAAGTTATAGCAATAGTATTTCCTAATCTATAAGCTCTTGGATAAGTTACTGATTTTGTACCAGTACCTGAAGATATATCATTTTCAGAGTTTATAAATGCTTCTAATTGAAGTTTAACACCTACAGCAGTTACAATAGGTGTTGCTGTACCATTATCAGAAGTTAATAATACTCTAAATTTAAAGAATCTTCCTGTATAATCACCAATAGTAAAATCTTGGAATGTTGAAAAAGTAGAATTATCATTTGATACTGCAATTTGTAGTTCAGATGAACATTGAGTATTAGCATCACCATCAAAGTTAGATGGTTGATCATCAAAATTTCCTGAAATAAAATCAAATATCCTAGCTCTATCTGTTACTTGTTGTTCTAATGTTGCTGTAATTTGCGTTGTAACAATTGCACCTGCATCAATAGTATCTGAAAAAGCATAAGTACCTGATGATTTTACTGTAGCATTTTCTCCACCATCAAATAGTGTAGATGTTATAGAATCAAAATTACCTGAAACATCATCAAAAAGTTGATTACCTTTAAGAATAATTGCTTTAGAATTATCTTCTAATGTAGTTATTACAGTATCATCAGTAGTTCCTAAAAAATTTGGGTTTTGATTATCAGTAATTAAATTTGTAAAATCACCAA